TAAAACGCTAGACATAGCAACATTTGACCAAACAAACAATGTAGACAAAGAAGAAGTCGATGCAACTTTAGATATGGTAATGGACAGATTTGATGCTGCCCGTTCTTATACACGTCGTGGTTTTTGGGATACTTGGAAGAATGCCCGCAAACTTTATAACTCACAGCGTATTATGGTTAATTACGAAGGCAACTCAGATACTTTTGTTCCTGAGACGTTTACTATTTTACAAAACATCAAAGCACAAATCATTGGTGGAAAAATCTCTGTTGATTACTACCCTACTAGCAAAGAACAAACTGGAGATACTAAAGTCCTTAAATCTCTTATGGACCAGATTTGGATACAAGACAAGACTAAACTAAAAGCTTCTTGGGCTATTGACGACTCTCTACAAGTAGGTAACGGTTATTTGTGGCAATACTGGAATGGTGAGTTTCCAACTAACAAATATGTACCAACAGAAGACAACTTCTTCGACCCAGATGCTACATCTTATGAGAACCTACGATTTGGTGGCTACCGATACCTTACAACTGTTGCTGAACTAAAAGAAGCAACTATTGCTAACGTAACTTATGACCCAACTATTAAAGGTTCTGAAAAACGAGTACAACGATTCAAAAACCTAGATAAATTAGATTCTTACAAAGAAGAAGAAGACAGCAAAGGAAACTTTGAAAACGATAAGATGGCTAAGCAACTTCGTGAAGAGATGATTGCTGGTGCAATTCTAGCTAATGAGAACGATGACGACCAGATTGTAGAAGTTATTGTTTACCACGACAAAAAGAAACTTGTTCGTATTGCTAACCGATGTACTGTTATTGAAGAAGTAGAGACTCCATTCAAACGAGACAAGAAAACTATTGACTCAGTAGATGACATGGGTAACCCAGTTAAGTTCGACCTACCTGAAATCAAACCATTTATCCCAGTAGCTCCTTTCCGAGATATAACTGACGGTGCTATGTGGTATGCAAAAGGTGAGATTGAAGTAATTGGTGATATTCAAGAACTTATCAACGATACACAGAACCAAAAGACTGATAACTTGAACTACTCACTTAACCGAATGTGGACTCTTGACCCATCTCAAGCACATAAGATTGACCAAATCCAATCAGTTCCAGGAGCAGTATTTACTGTCCCTCCAGGAAGCCTGCAAGCTTTGCCTAACCAGAACGTTGGACCTGAAGCAGATAACGAAATCATGCGACTTCAATCACTTATGCGTCGTGCTACAGCATCTGAAGAACTATTTGGTGGTTCATACACACATACGACAGCTGCTCTTGTTAATGCACAGATGCAACAGTCAGGTTCTAAGTTCGATGTTAAACTTGAACACTACGAATCTGAAGCATTTACTATCCTTGCCAACAATATGCTCAAGATTATGCAAATTTTCCTTACTCAGGAACAAGCAGTTCGTTTAATTGGACAAGAAGGAATCGAGTGGAAAAACTACAACCCAGGTGAATACCTTGGCGATTACGATGTAAAAGTTCAATTAGACTACAACTATCAGAAATATCGTGAAACTGAAAAGCAAAATGCAATGCAATTCTTCCTACTAGCGAGCAAACTACCATTTGTAAACCAAGAAGCTTTGTTCAAGATTACTGCAACTACTTTATTTGACAAAGATAGCAACGAAATTAGCTCACTTATCCAACCATCACAACCAGCAATGCAACCAGGACTGCCAATGGGTGCTCCACAAGGTGGCTCAATCAGTGGAATGCCACAAGAAGGACAGGGAGCAATGGCTTCTTTACCACAATCACAGGCTGAGCGAGCAGTTGGAATGAGTGCAATGAACGCACAGGGCATAAACATACCAGGAATGCCATCATAAAGTAACAAAAGGGGTTAAAAATGAATTCAGATACAATGACATCAGAGCAAATTAACGCTCTACGAGACTATATCAAGTCAGATAGTGGAAAAATGTTTTTACAACTTATTGCTAATAGAGAAATATCTCTAAAAGCAGAAGCTTGGCAACGTGATGTGACTACTGACCGACAAATTCAATTATTAAATCAGGAATATGGTATGTATTGGGTACGAACACTTATACAAGACCTTGTTGCACCAGTCCAAAGACTAAATATAGCCAATTTCGATGAACAGAATGAGCGGTAGCTGCACCTCTACCGTTCATTTTGCTTATTGTAAATAGAAATATAAGCACATATTATTAAATCAGGTGCAAGTCAACTTTAACAACATAGGGGAGAACACTATGAATCCAGAGGATACCACAACCTCAACGGTTCAAGATACCGTTCAGGCGCAAGAAATTGCACAACCTGAAGAACTTGGAACGCAGGCGGTAGAGAGCGAAGAATCAACTTCGACTCAGGATACCACGAACCAACCATCAACTGAGGCACCAGCTTCAGAGGATACAGACCTAATTGAATGGGCTGCTAAAAAGGGAGTCAAAACTGATGACCCAATGGCACTATTAAAAATGGTCAGAGAGAGTGAAAAGAAGATGCACGAAACTTCGCAAGAAGCTAAGCAACTTCGGGAAACTTTTAATACTATCGGAGAGGAGCAAGGTTTCGATGATACCACGCTGTTAGTGAATAGATTACAAGTAACTGATTTCTATCTCAATAATCCGCAAGCTCGTCAATATGACGACAAGATGGCTGAAATTGTACGAAGTAAACCATTCTTGGCTAATGACCTAGACACTGTCTACAAATTGGCACGTTTCGAAAGCGCAGAAACTCAAGCATTGGCACAACGTCAACAGGTTCAGAAGGAGACTCTTGCACAGGTAGCAAAGGCTGAATTAGCTGGAGCACCAGAAGCCTCAGCAACTACACGAGAGGTAGGAAGTGATGAGATTACTGACGAGAAAATCGCTAGTATGACACTTGCAGAATACCAGGCGTGGAAGGCTAAAACAGGATTTAATCCTTTCGTTGCAAATTAATAAATTAAATTTCGGAGAATAAAATTATGGGTTTAGGCTCTAGCCAAATGACTGGAACTACTCTTGCCGTCTACCGTCCTAACGTGTGGGCAAAAGAAGTACTTTCAGCTCGAACATCAAATCTTGTCCTCGTTCCTCGTGTTAAACACTACGACCGAGACATCAAATCAGCTGGTCAAACAGTTGAAATCCCTAACCTAAGCAACGTTACTGCTAACTTAAAAGTAGCTAACACTCAGGTTACACTAAACGCACCAACAGAAACAAAAACAACTATCACTATCAACCAACACTACGAATCTTCATTCTTACTTGAAGACTTTGCAGAAATTCAATCAGCTTACGATGCTGCTAGCGAATACACTACAAAAACTGGTTACGCTCTTGCAGAAAAAATGGACAGCACAGTAGCTTCAGGTATACAAGGTGGTGCTGCTAAAACTCTAGGCACAGCTGGTACAGCTCTATCTGATACAGTTATCTTGACTGCTAACCGCTACCTTGATGATGCTAAAGCTCCTTCAACAGAACGATACTTTGTTGTTACCCCACAAGGTAAGCAAGAACTTCTTGCAATCGACAAATATGTTCGTTACGATGCACTAGGTGTAGCTAGCGATAGCAACTCTATTGTCAACGGACGAATTGGTTCTATCTACGGTGTAGAAGTTTCTATGTCACAGAACTTGAACATTACTGCTGGTACTCCAGTAACTAATAACCACTTGTTCTTCCACAAAGAAGCTTATGCGATTGCTGTACAGAAAGATATTACTTTCGAATCACAACGCAAAACTGAGTATCTTGGTACTCTATACGTTGCTCAATCCCTATGGGGTGGTGTAATGCTACGTTCTGACCACGCTGTTCTTGTTAAGAGCTAATCTTACAAAAACTCAACGGTTAAAGAGAGCTCCCGAAAGGGGGCTTTCTGTATATTAGAAAATAAAATAGCTATAATGAAAATGTCAGTGGAATTTAACCCCCACACCACTGCCTTGAAGAAGAGTCACTCTTGGCTCTTTTTCTTATTCAACATCTTGCAAATGTTGTCGTTTTAATGTAAAATAAAAACATAAATAAGTATAAGGGGAATATCATGGTCATCGACGACAAATATCTACCAGAAGTAGACGCAAGAATCAAAACAATTATCACTCAGATTGAAGAATCTAAGACTATCATTCATCGCAATACATTGATTATTGCTGAAGCAGCTAAATCTAATAAAGAAGATGAAGTAACTGCATCAGAATTTAATGTTAACCAACTTATCCGTAAAATCAACGTACTAGAAGAAGAATTAGCTAAACTGAGCGCTTAATATGGAAGTCAAGCTTGCAGTTATACTGCCAAGCAGGGGTATGTCTTTCTCTCAGACCTGCGAAGAACTACTGAATGAGCTTAAGGGTATTAAGCATCAGATGTTCTTCTCTATCGGTAACCCAATTCCAGACTGTTTCAATATGCCATTAGAAGATGCCTTAAAGGATAAATCGTTCACTCACGTATTAATCGTAGAAGATGACATGATTATCCCAAAGGGCATCTTATTAAAAATGCTTAATGAGCGTTACCCAGTTGTAGCACTTGATTACCCATTCCGAAAAGATGGTGATTCAACAGTAATGCATGACCCAGCTGGTA